ACTACTACTACTATACAAGGGAGAATGACATGATTAAGATCAACAACCTTGAAGTGCTCAAAGACTTTGGCACTACCATCGCGTACCGTGCCAAGGATTTGGGACTTGAGCTGGGAGAATGGGACTTTGTCACTTACAACGGTGGCCTCCAACTCTACGAGGACTACGAGGAAATGGCCGCCGATGCGATGGACGCTATCAAATCACCAATTGTACTACTCGGCAAGGAATACAAGCCTAGCGAAATTGCTAGGGAGGTAGATCCCGATGGTTGGCAAGCATTTGTCGAACTCGGTATTGCTTATGCAATTGCCAACAACCTGATTAGGAAGATCATTTAACGTTCGCGGTCGCATAGTACACCCTGTTCCTGTTGGCTATCCTTGCCCCTGTCGGTGCATATTGTTACCGCGTAGAACAGAGGGACAACAACAATGACAATTAACCTGGAAGAACTAATGAGTCTACCCGTAGCACCTAAGCCGCTACCTGTTGTTATCCCAGCATGGGAGATAGGTGTAGATTACGGCTTAGTACACGGGCAAGATGACTATAACTGACAACAACAACAACGAAAGTGAGAACAACAATGACTAACATCGAAACTCTGGTTAACAAAATCAACAAGCTTAACGCCGAGATTAGCGCACTGACCGAGGCGCGGGACGCACTTAAGGGGGAACTGTGTGCACAGTTCAACCCCGGCGACAAGCTCACTGTGGGAGACACTAAGGTCACGTTTGCAGTGCGGCGTACGATTAACGCAGCGGCGGTCGAAAAGCTTGCAGCGTTTAAGAAACTGCCTAAGGCAGTGAGGGAGAGTGTCTACGACAAGCCTAAGCTCAACACTCGTAAGCTTGCGGCGTTGGAGCTTATCGACCTGGGACCTGCAACCACTGTGTCGGATGTTTACGCGACGTTCCGATGAAGTGGAACCAGTACGGGACGGGCAACAGTGAATACACTGTCCAACAGGTTGAAGCTGTTGCCCATTCCCTGGAGGATAACGAGTTGGTGGAGTACTCTACCATGTGGCATGAGGCGGTACGCCAAATGCGGGCCGCCGAAATTATCCACCAAAACCTAGGCGTAGGGGCCGAAATAGAATTGCCTAACGGTCTGTCGATCTATATTGAAAGTGAGCGCAAATGAGTCTGAAAACTATTGCTGGGCAGGACTACGAGGATGTGTGTGTTTTCCAGTCCGACAATGGCAACATCTACGTTGCCATGCGGGACACTGATACACCCGAACCTGTCGAACATGTCGGGAATCCTGACATGTTCACCTATGGGTGTGTCGAAGAGGATAGTGAGTGCACACTTTTTAAGCGCATCATGCGGTTCTACGAGGTACACGATATCGCCCTGTATAACGTGGATGTCACGGATATCTTTGAGGGCTACTGCAAGGCTTTCAAGTTCCCTGGTTGGCAAGACTATGACTACCATAACGAGCGCGGCGTGCTGTTCATGGTGCATAAGTCGCTGGGTACCGCTAAGCAGTGGTTGAACTACTGCGACATGTGGGACGTGAAAGACGTGTGGTCCGTCATTGACCAAGCCAAGGGCGTTACTGTCGGGGCCATCTACGCTGAAAGCGGTCGGGACGCTGTGCAACAGTATCTCGACAAGGGAGACAATGCGTCTCTCATCACCATTATTAACAACGCACGAGGTAAGGGGGACTCTCATGTTTTCTGACTGGGTAGACGGCGACACGTTCAACTTGCATGAGTTGAGCGATGACATTTTCAATGAGCAATTTAATTCAAACAACATCGAAGGCTACCAGCGTTCCAAGGATAGCAAGACAGACGCAGAGAACGCTTGGGAGTATTGGGATGACAACAGTCTGCTATATGACTTTCTCGAAAACTTATTTGAGACTATCGGCTTTGTCGAATGGGACGATAAGCCGAGCGACGGGCGTTTCATCTGGATTCAGGATTATGAGATGCTGGTTGTCAAGCCTGGCGACAGTGAGCTGCCTACGAATGTCACTGCGACATTCGACAGGGACAGTTTGTATGAGTGCCAGTACGCACAGGGAGTTGTCCGGGACGGTGTGTTCTACTGCACTGTCGTTGCAAGGGAGCTTAACTAATGCAGATGCCCTGGACAACAGTTGAGGCACTAGTGGAGCGCGGGGAAGTCCCTTGGGAGGGCCAAGACTCTGGGTTCATCTGGGTGGAAGAAAATAGGATCATTATGTGTGATCCAGACTGCACTGGTGTTGACTTTGATACCAAATATCAACTGACGGAAGACGAAATTAAGTCCCTGCCATATGCAGAAGGAATTGTTAACAACGGTGTCTTTTACGTGGCATCCGCACTAATTGAAGGGAAACACTACAATGCAGACTGAGCTTAGGAGGGGATTTACTAAATGACATTCAAGCCTCGTGCCTATCAGGAACGTGTACTGGAAGGCTTGGCAAACTCTAAGACGCCGTACACGGGCCTGGTAGGCGCGGGCCTTGGTACAGGCAAGACGGCAATGAGCGTGTGGAACGCGCTTAATGCTTTTGGGGACACTATCGGGGAACAGATTATCCTCATTGTCGCACCTGTCCGTACCGAAAGTGGTTGGCGCTCGCATTGGAAGACGCTTGCGGGCATCGACATGCGCACGCTGAGCGGTAAGAAAACTAAGGCCGCGCTTGCAGTGTGGAACGATCTGGAAAACCATATGCCCGGCGTGTACTTTATCACCTGGGAGCTAATGCGGTCCCGCAACAAGGAAAAGCGCTGGGACGGGCGCGCCAAGAAAATGGTGTACAAGTCCATGCCCCAGCCATTCTACGGTGTTGAGTTTGGGATGGTAATCGCCGATGAATGGCATCGCGCGTGCAACCATGCCTCGCTCAACTTTGACGTTGCTCGACACATTAAGGCGCGCTACCGCCTCGCGTTGTCGGCAACGCCCGCTGGGAACAAGCCCTGTAACATCTGGGCAGCATTGAAATTCCTATGGCCTAACCATTATGGTGGGTACTGGGATTTCTGTGAAAAGTTCTTTAAGGTTGAGCTTAACCCCTGGTCGGCCTATGGGAAAGACTTTTCGGGGGAAAAGTACCCTGGCATGGTGCGCCGTGGTGCGCCCTCGTATCACGAGGTAAGCCAGGCCGAGGCCAACCCTGAGCTTCCCGGTGTCGTCGTTCACCGCGTGGAAGTGGAGCTGACTAGGCAGCAGCGCAAACTCTACAACGAGTTGGAACAGAAGGCGCTCACATTCCTAGGTGACTATCCCCTGGCACTGTCGATCCCGATGGAACTCGACACCCGCTTGCGACAGATGACACTGGGAGTACCCTCATTTAATGGAGACATGACTGTCGATTACAAGGAGGACTGTAAGTCGTCCAAGCTCGACGCCATGATGGACATTATCGCCGACCTCCCAGAAGACGAACCTGTCGTTGTGTGGGTTCATTCCCAGAAGTTCATTAAGGCTGTCTTGTACCGGCTGAAGAAAGCTGGGATCAAAGCCCTGGAAGTTTCTGGCAAGTCTCGTGGTGACTTCCAAGACATGATTAATGGTGACATGCGCGTCATTGTCGCGCAACACGAGGCCATGTCAGAAGGGGTTGATGGACTCCAGCGGGTGTGTCATACTGAGATATGGCTGAGCCAGTCAAACTCCCTCGTAATCAATGAGCAAGCAACTGGTAGGCTCAACCGACAGGGCCAAACAACAGCCGTCAATCGCTTCCTAATTCAGGCGACGGACACAGTAGACGACCGTGTTCTGGGACGCTTGCAGGAACGATTCGACAAGCTCAAGGCATCTGGCCTAATCTAAAAACAACAAACTGAAAGGAGACATCTTGTCTAGCAACACCACTGAATACAGCACTTCCTGGACCTATTTCATCTTTTGCATCCTGCTTATCGTGACGGGAGTTTGGTTCCCGTCGTGGTTCATGTGGATTGTCTGGGCCTTCGTTGGCTACATTGCAATGAAGGTTGTGCTGGTTGTTATTGGCCTTATCGTGGGAGTGATTATCGTACGTAAGATTAGGGACCAGGGCTGAACGATGGAAATTGTAGAGTTCAATCATACAACAGCAGCAACCCTTATGAAGAAGCCTGTGGAGAACTACTGGCTCGAAGATAAGGTTGCTTATATCAAGTTCACGGATGGCTCGACCGTGGGTATCCACCCGCTTTTCGATAGCTGGGAGGTGTTTGTGAATCTGACTGAGCGCGACAACCTGGATAGGAACAAGTCGGTAGATGATAACCAGACTGCATATGTGTTTAGTCGTAAGGATGGTGACAGCCCATACACATCTCGTATAGTATCTATTGAGTTCGACACCATCCGCTATTACATTCACTATAGTGTGAACAAGGTTGTACGGACATATATCCCGATCATTGAGTTTTACTATTACGAACCAGGAGAATCAGTTGGCAATTACAATTCGTGATATCTACGCGCCTGTTCTTGGCTACGGTTGGGAGAATCTTCCCATCCGTTACAACAAGCGACAGTACCTTGATATCGAAGACGGCCTTGTCACTACGCCTAGTGGCGCGGTCATGGGCACTGGCACACTGCCTAACGGGCGGCTGGTTCTACTCAACGACAAGGGGTCAGTGTGCGCTCAGTGGTGGAGTAGCACAGACGAAATGGCAGTTGTCGATCCGTTCGACAACAAGGTCTTCACTGTGCCATACACCGAGGATCTGAAGTGCAATGCACGCGAGATGGTCTCGCAACATATCAACATCAAGAAGGCCCACCCTATCGACCTGTCGATCATGTGGGTGGACCACATAGCGGGCGAGTGTGGTTTCTACGCCGAAGACATCAGTGTCGGTGAGAACCACTACACTGACCGTCTGAACGGGAGCGTGTTGCTCACACTCACCGAGGACGAGGACGGTAACTACGTCGTGGGACGTAATTCTGTCCTGTGTCGTCTGCTGCGGTACGTCGATGGGGATAGGTTCGCGTTCACTGACTACCGGAAGAAGTCGGGGCCTAGTCTGCTCACCGACACCGGCGCGCTGACGGATTACGCACGGAAGATTCTTGCGTGGGCACAGAGTCTCACACCTGAGCAGCGGGAGATTCTGTCTCGATGAGAGAGTTCATCAAGGCCGCTCGTGACGAGGCTGCTAAGTCAAGATGTGATCGTGCCCATGTTGGGTGTGTGATCGTTGACCGCGCGACCGGTCGTGTGGTGTCCCGTGCTTTCAATGAGACACCACACGGCCTGGAGCCATGCGACACGGGCGGTCACCGAATGATTGATGGGCACTGTGTTAACACTGTTCACGCAGAACGTGGTGCTATTCGTAAGATGCAGACACATGATAGTGAGTACACGCTGTACGTGACTCACTACCCGTGCCAGGGCTGCGCTCATCTCATTGCATCATGCCCTGAGATCGTTGAGGTCGTGTACCTTGGCGACTATCGAAACTCCAATGAAGCCACCGCCCTATTGATGGGCCTGTCGAAGGGTGTTCACCATGCAGAAGAAGATTGTTCTTCAAGTCCCGCCTGAGTATTTGTGGGACATCATTGACATCAACAAAGTGAAGAAGACCGGATGGGAGGTTAAGTCTGGCTCGGATAAGGTCACACGTAAGATACCGACGGTACCTATCTTTGGTACACGGGAAATGTGGAAAACACCAAAACCAGGAGACATTCTGGTTTTTGTCGAGTCATCGGTTGATGACTTGCACACATACGCATGGAACCTCCATGTGATGAGTGAGGCGTTCTACAAGAAGTGGGAAGCCAATGAGTGAAATCTACGACCGGATTATCAAAGAACTCACCAAGCCCTCTGAGCGCGATAAACAGCGTAAGGTTGGTCCTAGCGAATTGGGAGACTTGTGTGAGCGCTGCTTGGCAGAGAAGCTACTGGGTGTCCACCGGGATGAAAAGAACTACCCTCTTGCGCCAATGATAGGGACTGCTTTCCACTTGTATCTTGAGAACACAATCGGCCTCAAGGATTACCTGAAGGAAACCAAAGTCACTGTCGGCACAATCGAAGGGTATGGAGATATCCGTGGCACTGCTGATGGGTTTGATGTTTCTACGGGGCATGTCGTGGACTATAAAGTTCTGTCGAAGAAGAAGATCAAGGCGTTTTCTAGTGCCACATTCTTTGACGAGGACCGTAACCCCGAGTTCTATTCGGACTCGATGACCGAGGGTCAGCTCAAGAAGTACTACTATCAAATGATGTTGTATGGTTTGGGTCTTGAAAACGCTGGCTATGAGGTGAATCACACCTCACTGGTTTTGTTCCCACGAGACTGTACTGTAGAATCTGTCATGGTTGCAAGTCATGAGCTGTGCTTTAAGTACAATCGTGACGCAGCTCTTGCAGTCCTTGAACGTGCTAATCAAATCTTCAAGTGGGCCAACGAAAACCGGGACAACCTTGGAGAACTCGGCAGCCACCCCGGCTGCTACTACTGCACTTTTAAACGCTAAGAAAGGAGAAACATGGGAAAGTTTGATTCATTCCTGAAGGGAATTGACATCGAAGTGTCCGACCCTCGCATCACTGCCCCTAAGATCAAGATGCTGATCTATGGCATGTCGGGAACTGGAAAGACCTCGCTCGCTGTCTCTGCCTCTAAGGTTGAGGAGCTGGGACCGGTCCTCTACATTGACTTGGAGCGTGGTACAGCGCCTGCGGCGAAGTACGGCGACCTGGATAACATGCTCGTCGTCCAACCTGCATCCTACCAAGAGTTCGCAGAACTCTTGGTTAAGATTAGCAACAGTGATGACATGCCATTTAAGACTATTGTCATCGACACCGTTGACCGCTTGCAGGAACTAATCAAGTTCCACTTCAAGGCGACTAATCCAAGGGATTCGTTCGCAATGTGGGACGCCACATATGAGAAGATCATTGATCTGGTTAACAAGATCAGCTTCGACATGGGCCTGAACATCATCTGCATTACGCATGAGGCACGTGAAGTAAACGATGTGTCCCGGCTGTCGCTGATTGGCCCATCGTTTGAGGGCAGGCAATCACTCAAAAAGCTGCCAGGTATCTTTGACATCATCGGGCGTATGACGTGGCATGATATTGGGGACGACGACAATGAGGAGCTAATCACAGTCATGACTGTCCGATCTTCGTCCGAAGTACTGGCTAAGACAAGGTTTGACCCAATGCCCTCAAACTCCGGCAACACGACAATGGAGAAGATCATGGGATGGGTTCATGAGCATTGCGGCATCAAGGAGAATGATGACTGAGTACCTGTCGATCAAGGATGTCTCTGAGATGACCGGGGTTAACCGGACTACTATCCTGTACCGTCTCCGAGCAGACAACAAGACCTTCCCCGCGCCCGACGCTGTTATTCGACACGGGCGGATCAACACCTATGGTTGGCTGCCTAAGTCAATCGACCACTACAACGAACTCAACAAGAAGGAGAACTGATTACAATGGCAATCAATTTCGATGAGCTTATGACCCTTGACGTTGCGGAGTCGATGTCCTTTGAGCCTCTGCCCAAGGGACAGTACAAGGTGGCTGTCGATGCCTGCGAGCTGGGAGAGTCCAAGGCTGGCAAGCCCATGTACACCGTGGACTTTGTTGTTACCGAGGGCGACCAGGCGGCACGCCAGATTCGCTACTGGCTGGTGCTTCAGACAAAGAAGGGTCTCCACTGGGACCTGCCGAAGTTCTGCGAAGCATCCGGCAACGCCTGGCCTGAAGAGCCAACCGCTCGCACTGGTGAGTACTACTACCAGGTCGAACGAGACATCGTTGGTAAGACTGCGACGATCACTGTCGATGTCGAAGACAGTGAATACAATGGGCAGGTCGCCAAGCGTAACAACATCAAGAAGGTTGAGTGGGACGAGGCCAAGAAGAAGTCTAAGAAGAAGGCTTCTCGGATCGAACTCTGATCCCTTCGGGCGGGCCGTATCTTGACAGTGAGGTACGGCCCGCCGTACTATATACAAGCAGAAAGGAGAGCAATGGACCTCACACAGTTCTTTCAGGCAGTCCTCCCAACGGGCGAAGGCTGGACGCCTATCATTTTGAAGGGGCCTATGGGTGGCCTGACCAACTTCCGCTGGTTCGAATTGCCCGCACAGCTTGACAAGATGGTGGCGTACGCGCAGTCTCATGCGGACTTGGATGTCTACTACAGCCCCTTTCTTTACACCAAGCCACCGGCCCTGTCGAACACTAGGCACGCGGCCAAGGATAATGTCATCCATGCCTCGTGCGTGTGGGCAGACGGCGACGACTGCCCGCTCGACAAGCTGAAGATTCAACCCTCTATCACTGTCCAGACCAGTGAGAAGCACTGGCAGGGATACTGGCTTCTCACCGACGCAGACGACCTGTCGAATGACATGCTTGAAGCCCTCTCACGAGGACTCTACGAGGTACACGCCAACGACGGCATGGACCGGGGCTGGCCCCTGTCCAAGAAGCTCCGTGTCCCGTTCACCCATAACCTTAAGAAGGCGAAGCCCTGGGAAATCACGCTCACCGCCAACGACGAGGCTATCACCGCCGCTGAGTTCGCCGCCGAATACCCTCCAATCGAGCGCATGGGCATTGAGGAAGAAGACTTCCCGACCGACATCCCATCCATGTTTGAGGTGTTGGGTATGGTGAATCGTAGCTACATCACGGACCTGGCTACGGATGATTCTTTTGCCACAGAGGAAGACCGCAGCGCGAGGATGTACCATCTTCAGTGTGCCCTCTGGGAAGAAGGCTGCTCCATTGTCGAAGCCTTTGCCGTCGTGCGCGGAACCGAGTTCAATAAGTTCGAACAGGATGGTCGAGGCGATGGTTACTTGTGGAAGCAGGTCAACCGTGACTATGCACGCTGGAAGGCCGAACACACCGGATCAACCGAGAATGATCTCGAAGCATCGACTCGTATCGGGTCCTCGTATCTTCTGAGCGAAGCACGCGAACTCGTGCTCCAGGATGTGGACTTCCTGCACGAGGGCGAAAAAGAACCTATGGGCCTGTTTGTCGATCAGTTCGCAGCATGGGCATCAACCAAGTCTGCAATGGCCCCTAAGCAGTTCCACTACGCCGGTGCCCTCGCTATCCTGTCGTCCATGTTCGCTAAGTATGGCTTTCTGCCTATCAATGTCCAAAAAATGCCACTCAACCTGTACTTCCTTGTGCTGGGACGTACGACTCAATCCCGTAAGTCAACGTCATTGCGCCTCGCAGAGGGCATGATGCGTGACGTGGCTATAGGCATTGGCAAGGGGCCTGACGCTTTCATTGCCCCTGAAGATTCGACAGGTGAGGCTCTGTCCGCGTATCTGCGCACCAAGCCAAAAGAGTCTGGCCTCTTCGCTATTGACGAGGTGCAGGACTTCTTCGCACACGCAGCCCAGAAGGGCAGCTACATGGCATCAATGATGCCATTCCTTACTAAGAGCTATGACGGGTATATCCCCGCTGTCGCACGTAAGGACAAGGGCGGCAAGGTTGCCTACCAGACTGCCACCCCGTACTATATGACCTTCTACGGGACAGGAATCTTGGACCAGGCCGCGAAGCACCTAACGACCGAGAAGGTGGAGTCCGGCTTCACACCCCGCTGCCTTGTCGTTATTGACGACCGGGACAAGTACATCACGTCCTCACAGGATGTGAAGCTCGTGACCGTAAGCGCATCGACAGGCAGGATCGAAGACAAGCAGCGTGACTTCATGCTGTCGAACCTTATCAAGTCGGTCGCTAAGTTCGATGCGCAATTCAGTGCGCGTCAAGCGTCGCGCCTTCCTAACGAGGAAGTCCGCATCCCCATCGAGTTTGAGCCGGGTGTGTTCGAGCGGTGGATCGACTTCTCGGAAGAAGCCAAGGTTCTTGCCGAGCGACACATGCTGAATAGCCGTGAGCTGTTCCCTGGCACTGAGCGTATGACGTTCTCGGTGTTGCGTATCGCTGCTCTGCTTGCCATGTACAACGGGCCGACGACAAAGGGCACTGTCGTTGTCACAATGCGGGAAATGCTGAAGGCTATTTCTCTTGCGTCCATCTGGCTGTCGAGCAATGAAGTGTTCATCCACCATGTGAAGAACAGCAACTTCAGTAACAAGGTTGATAAGCTCATCAACTTTGTTGCGCGCGCTGACAACGGCCTTGTTCCGATTCCTAAGCTCATGCTGAAGTTCCAGAGTGATATCAGTGGTATGCGTGAGCTGAAGGAGATCATCACATACGCCCAAGCGCGTGGAACAATCCGCGAAGTCATCAAGGGCAAGACAAACAATGAACGATTCATTGAATACGTAGGAGGGCAGGTATGAAGATTCTAACTGCTGACTGCGACAAGCTGCCTATTCTTGCGCAGATTCTACTGAAGCGCGCTCGTGTGGTGTCCGGCCTCCCAGAAGGCACTCACGTCGAAATCACCGACGACGTGAATGACAAGGACATTAAGGTCACTCTCGGTACTGTGAAAGGTTACAAGGGTGATGCGTACAAGACGCTTTCACCTAAGCAGATTGTCAGCAACCCACAGTCTGTTCTGTTCCTCGCTCAGGCGTTGCAGTACGGCTACCTTGGTCCTGTTGATCCTGGCTTGGAGCTTGGCAAGGATTGGGTTATCTGGGAAGGCCAAGACATCACCTTCAAGCCAGGCATGGTGATTGCTCTTGACATCGAGTCCGCTGGCGACATCGACAACGACACCTTCGCGGCTGGCCGCATCCTGTCGATTGCCTTGTGGAACGGCAAGTTTGGTGTGGTTATCCCCGAGGAGCTTGCCGAGACAGACAAGGCAGCAGATATCATTGAGCGCCTGTGCCGGGACTGCATTGTCGTCTGCCACAACGGAACATTCGATATGCCCTACTTGTCGAAACGCCTGGGTATCAACGTGTATCACCACGAGGACACTCTGCTCATGCATTTCGTGCTCGACAACCTAGCAGGTGAGCATGGCCTGAAGCCTCTCGCCCGTCGCTGGTTGCGCGCCGCTGACTGGGATTCCGAGGCAAAGAAGTACTTGAAGCACAAGGCACACTTCGAGAACATTCCACGCGAAAAGCTGTATAAGTACAACATTTACGATTCATACTGGACCTATAGGTTGTACGAGTACTTCAAGCCAATGGTGGAAAAGGCACAACAAGTCCTTAACTTCTACAAACACCGTATGCGTGTGACTCGTGTACTACATGACGTTCAAATGAATGGCGTTGAGGTATCACTCGATGCTCTCGATGAGTTGGAAGAAAAGTACAAACAGCAGTGCGACGAGTATCTGGCAGTATTGCGCAGTATTGCGGGTGAAGACTTCAATCCTCAATCTCCTAAGCAAATTGAAGTCTTCTTTAAGTTAAGGGGTGTGTCATCCCCTTCGTATGATGCGAAACATCTGAAGAAACTGAAGCGCGAAGGCAAGGAACCAGAGTTCATCGACGCCCTCCTCGCTTACCGTTATGCGGCTAAAGTGTTGGGGTCGTACATCGTGAATGTGCGTCAAAAGCGTGGTGAAGACAGGCGTGTCCACCCACACTACTTGCCCCATGGGGCAAAGACCGGGCGTTTGTCGGCTAAGGGCCCAGCGATTCAGACGATGGGTCGCGACAGTGGTATCAAGCGTGCCCTTGTCGCTGCGCCTGGTTGCAAGATCATCTCGTGTGACTACTCTCAGGCTGAGCTACGTACTGTCGCTGAGCTTGCGGACGACGAGGCTATGATTGCTGCCTTCCAGCCGGGTGCGCCGGACTTTTTTGACGATCTGATGACAAAGATCTGGCCAGAAGAGTTCCCTAACATTGAAGCATACGAGCAGTTTAAACATGAACATCAAAAGACCGCTAAGAACCGACGCGCACTGGTAAAGAGTGTGGTGTACGGTTGCGTTCCGCTGAACTACCCTATCCTGACTGCTGAAGGATGGAAGTCTGTAGACGATCTTGTTGAAGGTGAACTTGTCTACGCAGCAGACATGGCAACGGGTCAGCTCGTGAAGACACCACTTCGCAAAATCAACCGTTATAGTAATGCACCCGTGAACACATACTCGACTCGTGGGTTCAATGTGACAACAACGGCTAACCATAAGTGGGTTGTGGCTAGTCGAAAGAAGAGAAAGTGGGATGAAATCAATCTCGTAGAAGCCCAGGACATCAAGCACGACGATAAGATCATGCTTGCATACCCCTATCTGTCGAACCACGACGACGGCTACACAGATGAAGAAGTGCAACTTATTTCATGGGTTGTTTCGGACGGCTACTTGCACCGCTCTAAAACCAATCATGAGATTAGGGGCATCCTGATGCACATCATGCAGGCAAAGCCTCAGTACGTCGAAGAGATCAAGAAGCTGATGACGAACTTCAGTCATTCAGTTGATACTCGACCAGGTGTTAACTACGAAACAGCTTACACTTGGCGCATACATGCTGAAGATGCTCGTCGTGTGTGGGATAAGTCTGGGATTGGTGACGAGAAAGAAAATCTCTGCCAGTGGGTTCTGTCGCTTAACGCAAGGCATCTCGAAATGTTCGTGGATATTTTCAACAAGGCTGAGGGCCACTTTAGCAATGGAACTTGGGTTGTTACACAGAAGCACGGGTACACTGCTGACGCATACCGTCTCGCGGCATCCCTGTGTGGGAAGTATGTGACATCATCTGAGTACAAGGAAGGTGGTATAAGCAAGTACCATCTTCGTAAGAAGTCATTTGTGACAGCTCAAAAGCTAGTTGCTAAAGATGCTGGTTCCTGTGACGTATGGTGCCCCACCACCGACTACGGGACGTGGGTGACACAGGACGAGAATGGTTCGATCATCGTTACGGGCAACTCGAACTACGGTCGTGGTGTTCCTGCTATTGCGACAGCCCTTGAAATGCCCATCGACAACGCACAACATGTCTATGACCAATACATGGGCGCATACTCGGGGCTTAGAGACTGGCAGCAGAAAGTTCGACACAGCGTGGGCAGGAAACAAGAGGATCACATGCGACAAACCAAGTTCGGCCTTACGTTCAATCCGCTGTTTGTGTCGGACAACAACTATAGTTCGACACAGAATGAAGCACTCGCTTTTGTTCCACAATCGACAGCCAACGACATCTGCCTCAACGCAGCAATCAAGATCAATGAACAAGTAGGGCAGTACGGAGCTAAGCTGATTGGACTTGTCCATGATGCTACCTATGTCGAGTGTCCAGAAGAAACCATCGAAGAGTGCTCCAAGATGATGGAATACGAGATGGCTAAGGCAGCGACAATTGTGTTCAACCGTGTGCCTTTTGCTGCTGAAGCAGAGGTCGGTAACAACTGGGAAGAGGTGTGATGAACGCATCCAATTATGAAGAAGCAGCTTGCCTTAACGCTCCTGTCGGGCTGTTCTACGATGTGAAGCTCTACGCAGATGTTGCAAGAGTGTTCTGCGAGAACTGTCCTATCAAAGAACAATGCCTTCAAGACTGCCTAGAAGCCGAACAGTATCCGGTGGACGGTAAAAAGTTCCGTTCCGGTGTCTTCGGTGGACTTTCACCTAGCGCCAGGAACGTTTATGCTGGCACAGCATATGATGTACTAAGTGATGATTGGGAGGAAAAATATGCAGATAGTGATAGCAATTGATCCCGGTGTTAACACAGGACTTGTTGTTGCCCGTGTCGAAGAAGAGGTGGAGATTCTTCACTTCGATCAGTTCATCTGCTCGACACACACCGAGACGGTATCGCTCATCAAGCGATACCTTGACCGATATCCTGGTGCCACTGTCGTTGCCGAGCAGTTCGACTTGCGCCCTAGTAACAAGTTCACAGCAGACCTCACCCCTGTGAAGGTCAACGCTGTGCTTGATTGGCTTGTCGATGACATCCACTACCAGACCCCAGCGCAAGCCAAGGGCCTAGTCAAGGATGCGACACTGAAGAACCTCGGCTGGTGGCTCACCGGCAAGGACGTGAACTACAAGGACGCCAACGACGTGAGAGATGCATTCCGGCACTTGGTGTACTACCTTGTACACGAGCTACACCACAAATGGACACTCGACAACGGGTGGCCAAGGTAATAGAAAACCCCCTGGCTAGTTCTCTTTTCCTAGCCAGGGGGTTTTCTCACCCAATCGCCCACAGCAACCACACAGAATGTGTTGATAACTGTCGCTGCTTAGTATAGCACACTCAGCCGATCTTCGAGGCCCCAATGCAGAGGCCACCCCAGCCGATATTATTGACTGGGCTACATTGAATCTTGATAGCAACGTTAACCCTACCAGGGCTAGAGGCGTAGTAAGGCATCGTCGCCAACCGGAACGCCGTGACACCCTCAGCATGATTGTACGTGTTGGTAGTGCCAACATTGCTGTACGAACTATTAGCAATCGACTGGAACACGTCGATGTTTGTGTCCTTAGAAGAGTCATTATTATCCAACGTAATGCAGTTGGAGAACAACCACAGCCCCTTCGAAGGCAAATCAATCATCTGGCTAATCACAGCGTTCGCGCCGTGCTGAGTATAGCGACGCCACTGAGAGAACGATTCGTTGTTGTTCACATAACGAACCTCTGGTGCGCCGCCCCAGACCTTCTCAGATCGGTTGTTGGTGTACAGGTACATCTCATTCGTATCTGCACGATAGATCAAGATGTCTACATTACTTATAGCAGCGTTCTTAATAGCCGACAGCTTGGTCGTCTCATCAGCAGCGTTCTTAGCAATAAGAACGCGATTCTGCTGAAGCTGCTTGATGACTTCAGATACAGAGTTAAAGCCCAAGTTCATAAACGCGGGCCAACTTTGAATAACATCATTCGGACTGTAAACCCAGATCCCTTGTGGATTGGTAGCCATGGTCAGTACCTCACTCCTGTAATCTCCATGCGCAGATAGGAATAGTCATCCCAATTGTAAATCAACTGTGGTTTAGAAGCCGAGCCTTCCACACCTAGATATATGTAACCATTGTAGTATTTGTCGAATGGGATGACAGTGGTGTAGTTAATAATAGCGTCAAGAATAAACTTTCCTTCTTGACCAAATGGCCTATACGAAGTATAGCAATGGTTGCGCATGGTGTGGGCCATAGACCCATCCATTACACCGACATAGACGGCTGGACCACGGCTGTTGTCTCGGAAGAGTTCAGCGCCAACAACTAGTTCAAGCGTCCCAGTCAAGGTAAGTTGCATGAACGAACCGGAATCGCCCCAAGGTAGAGACTGATACCACAGGTCTTCATACGTGCCGACACCACGGCTACGGCCCGGATGGAGAATAATCATCGAGTCATTAAAGGGAACCGCCACACCAGAGGTTGAGCGGTTATTGGTGAGAGCGTTAATGCTATCAACTGAGTTGCTGAAGTTGCTCTTTAGTAGCCTGAGTTCAGCTTCCAGTGAGGCAATTCGACGATCAACATCAGTGCCCCAAGCCTGAGAAGGCTGTGGAAGGTTATGCTTCATTATGCTTAAATCCTCTCAGTGTTAGTTCCTCTAGTGTAAGGCCCGTCGGGTCTTCCAGTTGTTCGACACGGGGCGTATCAAAGATGTTCATCACGTCCCATAGGGTTGTCCAACCCTCACAGGTCAGATCGACACCTGTCTCGCTATAGTTCGCGGATGTGATCTGCCAACTATACCTGTCGAAAACAGCAGTGGTCCCAGCCAAACGACCGAAGACCTGCACCCTGTCGGCTAGCTTACGATTGGACGTGAACGACACCAAGTCGTTATAAATCTTGTCCATCGTCGTGTTCTTAGGCCAACGCTCTTCTGCCTTAGCTGGCAGCGGTCGCCCAGTGAAGTCATCAGCGTCCGACAGAACGACCGGAGGGCGCTCGAAGTCGTAGACAACAGACGTGTACGAATCATTCACAGGTGGCATACCAGACCATTCAAGCGTAGTCTTCGTGCCCAGAGCGTCTTGGGCAGTATACATGCACGCGGCATACGCCTTATCCAGGCTGTTGATGAATCGAGAGCCAATCTTCAATGGCTCAGTCTTGTAAGGATAGCCAGTGTAGAAAGTCAAAACCTTTTCTTCACAAGGCATTGCCTGGCCGTAGATGCGCAGTGTCGAATAGTCGTTCTGCCCATCCGATTCAGCAATACGATACGGTCCAAGACGCTTGTTCAGCATCCCGGTAACTGTAACCTTAAGCTGGTTTGGCTCATCACCACGTTCAACAATAAGACGACCACCCTCTGCCACCCACTGAGTGGGTGTAATTGGCTTATTATCCTTGCCAACAACAGAGTATACACTATAAGGCGGTGCGTATTTAGTGGCACCTGGACCCCTAGGAGCCTGGATAATCTGCCGATGGAACTGTCCAATATATGTGGGATCAATACAGGTAGGCTGCCCCATGACGCCTTTAATCAAGTTAGGTGTTTCGAGAATGAACTCCTTAATCTCTCCCGCCTCGACAGATAGCACCTCACTCTTCTTATCAGCATCGAGCAGAGTTTCACTAGATGCGACTGGTGGCCAAATGAGCATGGTCGGACACTCAGCCTTATGCATGTCAGCACTGTAAGAAATAGCCCCATTACTCTCGATGAACCCTGCTTTGTACGTCGCCAGGTAACTATACGTCCGATCTTCATAATAAGTACACTCGATAGAGGATGCAGGCTCAGACTGAGCGTAATTCACCTTGTAGTCTGCTGTGTAACCTTGAAGCCGCGTGAGAACAGAATGGTTCTCAAACACCACAATAGTGTCATAAACCCAAGTAACCTGAAATCCGACACTCGCCAGCCAGTTCTTCAGAACAGACCACAGATTGCCCTTGCCGCCAGGGAAGGAGAGCCAGTCTGGCTCCCAAGCAACAGACGAGTCCAAAAAGGGATTAAGGCCATTCATGACGAACGGCTGCACCCACATCTTCGGCGGCTCATTTACACCTGCCACCTTAAAGAACTCTTGAATAACCTTAGAAACCGTAATATAGTACTTAGGTTCAACGTAGCCCTCAACATCAAGAAGATAGAAAGGATCATTAAGCGTTGCAGACCAGGACCAAGGCCCTGTCGTCAACGCACGCGCGACAGCATGGGTGCGACCAAAGCGAACATCATCAAGAATGACCTTCTTGTTGATTACGAGAGCTGGCTCAATGCCACCAGCGCCTTCAAGATGGTACTCAGAAAAACCACCTGTCGTCATGTCCATGTCCATGGACACAGAATCTTCAGCAACAGACCAAGAAGTAAGTTTTTCAGCCGGAATGCCTAGCGCCCGCATTACCACGAGTAAACCTCCTCTAGCGTCACAGAAGCCGAGAAATGACCACGATAGTTGTTAACAGTCAAAACCTTAGCAGTACCAGGAACGACCTTCAAATTGCCACCACCAGAAGGATACGAGTAAGTGTACTCAGTTGGTGAAGTATCAGGATACTTAGTCAGGCGAAGACTAGCCCAGCTAATATGTCCATCTTGAGAAGGCTTCATAGTAATTTCCCACACACCTTCACCGAAGCTGAAAACCTGATTCTTCAGCTTAGTAATCACATGCAAGGGCAAACCGCCACCATCAACACGCATAAAGCTCCACTCGAACGGGTGCTTATTATCCTCAAAACCATAAGCAAAGAATGTGCCATACCACCCTTGTGGGATAACAACACGTTCTGTGTAACTGCCAGGCTTACTGAGAGCAAGTGACTGCTCGCGCCCGTTCAGCTTGTCGCGCTCAGATATGAACTGGTTATTCATGTTCAGTATGTTCGGCTTAAGAATGACACCAGGGTGCCCAGTAGTAGCATCAATGTCCTTAGTAGGGAACAGTGCTTGTTTGCCCCAATCGTTAAACGCGAAAGGAGTCCCCGCGTGATAATGTAAATAAGGCAAACCCATCAAAGGCGACAGCATGTTGTTGAACGCGAAAGGATCAGCATAACTCACCCACTCGTCGCTCCTGTTCATAAACAGACGACGGAACAAGTCAGCCTGTTCACGGTTAAGGAATGACCACGTAAGCTCGTAGTGCTTATGACCATAGACCGAGCCGTTCGTGTACGCGAATCCATTGAGCAGCGTTGTCGAACCGTCACCCGCGTGAATATTGTCCGACACGGGCGACTCATCAGGCGCGGGGAACCAAGACATAAAGTTCCCCACAGCGAAGTACACCTCTCGCGTTTCACAACCCCTAGTAGACGCCACGGTTACCACTCCTCACATTATTGCTGTCGATGTTCTTGCTAATAGCCCGACCATTCAACATGACTGTCGTCGAAACAGCCCGGACAAGCTCATTAAACTGCGCTGGATTAATTGTAACAAGCCCATCACCGACACCAGCAGAGTAACCACCACCAGACGCCACAGGCACCTGCATCGTGTTAAGCGCATTCATGAAGCCCTTGCCATAGAAATCGACAGCAGGCTGGGAAATGACGTACTCACCACTGCGCAACTTGAACAGGCCCTGCCCATTCGTAGCCAGCAGATTGTCGGTGGTAGGGTTAGCAGGTGGCCGTCCAGGCAGCAAACCACCACCTGCATAGCCGGGGATAGGACCACCCATAAACCGACGACGAATCTGGCCAGCTTGGCCAGCGTAACGCGCAGCATCCGCCGCCTGGCCACGGGTTAAGCCCTTCGACATAGCATTTTGGATGTACTGCGAATACGTCAACAGTTGGTTCAGCTGGTTATAAGCCTGAGACGTATCAGCATTAACAGGAACAGTGACCTGATTGCCATGGATGCCATCAATGCCGGTCTGTGTCGTACCAATAGTGCCCTGGTCAGTGACGTTCTCCTTCACGTCACGAGGAACCTGACCAATCGTCCCAGTCAAGCTATCAAAGGCACCAGCCAGTTCGGTGACCTCACCCTGGTTAAACCCAAGCTGAGTGACCTGTTCAATAAACTGGCGCTTAAGGCTCTGAGTGTACGCCTCGATCTCTTGCGTCGAGTGACCAGCAGCAGCGTAGGCCTCGATCAGTCCAATCATTTGAGACTGCAACGAACGCAGCGCCTCACGGTTAGCAATAGCCGCCTCAGTGTAGCCCTTCAGCGCGTACTGACCAGCTTGGAGGGTAGCGATCTCGTTGTTGTTTTCACTGATCTTGTTCTGACCCTCGTTGATCTTCTCCTTGGCATCATCAATGTCCACCTGCAAGGACTGAGCGCGCTCCTCGTCGCCGTACTTCAAGGCGACAGCACGGAAGAACTCAGCATCATGCAAGTCCTGCTGAGCCTTACTCATGTCAGAAGCGAGCTTGTCGTTCTCCTTGCGAAGGTCCTTCACCTTCTTGGTCGTGTTCTCCACGTCCTTCTTCAGGCTGTTGAGACCCTTCCGGTAATTGTCCTGTGCCGTTGTCGAACGCCACCAGGAGGTCAGCGCCTTGTCGAGCGCAGACTTCAGCCTCGACAGGAAGTCCTCAAAAATCTCCGCAGCGGTCTTCGTCTCCTTGCGGGCATGAGACGACGGCGAATGACCGCTACCGCCAGAACGAGGCGAACGGGAACCCCCGCCACCGCCGCCACCAGACGAACGCTGAGGCTTCGCACGGAAATTCGCAGCACTGAATGCGCTCTTACCAGCATTCCGGTTAGCAAACGTAGGCAGACGAACCTTCGACTTCTGGCCAAGAGTAAACGACCCCTTACCAGACAGAGACTTCGCGCCGCCAATCTGCGACATGTAACCCTGGATAGACTGCCAAATAGCCTGAACCTTACCCAAGAACCCCTGAGCCTGACTCACCGCATTCGCAGCATTACCAACCATCTCATTCAACGACGCATCCGTCACCGAATGATCCACCTCACCCGACTGATACGGCTGGGCAATAATCGCAGCCATCGTGTCACGCTGAGCCTCAAACGCGCTCATGTCGAACCCCTGCGCCGACAGGTAATCAATCGTGTCCTGAATCGACTGCTGAGCGTACTGGTACGCCTCCTCACCAGTCAGACCCATCTCCTCGATACCAGCAGCAGCAGCGTTTCCCATGGCCTGGAAATAGTCGTTGATGGCTGCAATGTTCGCCTGGCCCTCAGCAGAATTCGGGTCCATCGACGTACCATTGGTCTGCATCGACTCATACACCTGCTGCAACGCGCTATCAAGCGCAGCCGCAGCATCCGTCGATGAAAACATTTCATCAAGGACAGAACGAAGAACCTCACCCAGATCCTTGAACTCGTTCTTAGCGTCGCCGATCTTGAACGACGCCTCCTCTGAGCTGTCGCCCGCCTCAGTCATCTCCTGGCCAAAAAGCTGGGCATCATTCAAAGCGTCACGCATAGCGCCACCGACACCCTCAGTCTGGCTCTTTACCTCGTTCAAGGCGCTGATCTGCCCCTCAAACTGCGAAGCAATGTCCGCACGCTTAGTTGCATAAGAGGGAGATTCAGGATCGAGCTTAGCAATCATCTCATTCTTGCGTGCCTCAAGCTGGGCAATGTACCCATCCACATAAGCATCAGCAGCGGTCTTACCGCCGCCCTCAGCCTCCGACGTCGTTGCCAACTTAATGTACTGCGCATAGCTGAAGCCCATGTCAACAAGAGCCTGCTTCACATCCTTCGACATGTTCTTGAAAGAATCAGAACCCTGAATAGCGTCACTAATCAACGCCTGCGTGTGCTCACCGATCTTCAGCGTCGAATAGCCGAACGCCTCAGCCTGAGCATGTGTCGTCTGAACAACCTGGCCGGACTTATCCACGTAGTAACCGAGTGCTTCACCATTCGACGTGAGCGTCTGACCATTCTGCTGGATCGTCGCATTCAACTCGGCAAACGAAGTCTGAGCACCCGAGCCGACCTCCTTCGTGTCTTCAGCCAAAGCCTTCAGAATAGCCGACGAACCACCGACAGCAGCCTTCAAGTTCTCAGCCTTCTCCGACGCGCCCATGAAAGAGTCACCAAGGTACGTCGCAGCGACAGACGCCGCCGTAATCGCACCTGTAATAATCAGACCCCACGGCCCACCAAACATAGCCATCAGGCCAGAGCCAACAGCAGACAGCTTCGACAACGCGCCGACAGCCTGGCCAGCACCGGCAGCCACCTGAGCACCCGTCGAAACAGCCGACGCCGCAGCCTGAGCCTCCTTCGCAGCAGCCGCCTTACCAGCAGCCACAGCCACAGCCGAATCCGACGCTGCAAGACGCTGATTCGCAGCAGCAGCAGCATTAGCAGTACCCGTATTCGCAGCAAGCGACCCATCATACGCAACGACACCAGCCTGAGCCTGCTTCACAGCCTGCCACACCGCGCCCCACGACAACGTTTGCTGACCCGTCGCCTGCATAACACGAGTCTGCATCTGAATGTACGTCGCAGACATCGACACTAGCGCGGCCTTCGTCGCCACCATAGCAGCGCGAGCAACACCCACAGCCGTCAAAGCACCAATGAACGCTTGAATAGGCGCGGGCAGCTTCGCGAAAGCATTCACAGCCAGTGTCGCCACAGTAACAATAGCCTTCATCGGCACCATGAAGCTAGAGTTCATAGCCGCACCAGCATTCTGCAAAGCATTCTGGAACTGCTGCAACTTCGCCGACAAGGTGTCGGTGATAATCGACATCGAATCATCAATGAATGATGTATTCTTCGACGCCCGCTCAGCTTCCTCCAACTGCTCCACATACAAGCCGACACTGTTCGACATACGCGACAGCAGCTCCACGTCACGCACATTCTTAAAGCCCAAGTCCTTAATAGTCTGAGCCTTCTGAACCTTGTCGCCAATGCCCGCAAGGTTCTGCAAGATACCCTGGAATACCTTATTCGGATCATCGCGCCAGAGCTTTTGGAACTCGGCGTCCGTCACGCCGACAGCGCGGGCGTACGTGTGCATAGCGTCGCCGCCCTCAGCAGCAGCTGCGTTGATCGAGTTGAAGATACGCTGAAGTGAGCCTCGTGCCCACTCCTTTGGAATAGCGAGCGACGACAACGTGGACGACAGGGCCAGAATCTGGTTCTGAGTAAAGCCAGCGCTCTTACCTTGCGCGGCAATGCTCACCATCATGTTTGCAATCTCAGGCTCCGTCGCAACAGACTTCGCACCAAGATCGGCAACCTGATTCGCAAGAATCTTGTAGCCATCCCCCGCGCCCTTAGAAGACTCCTGCAAGCCGCCCATCATCTGGCCGAAACGACCAAATGCTGTCGTTGCAGCCTCGACATCCATCTCCGTCACCGTCGAGAACTCAGCGACAGCAGTCGTGAAGTCCTTCAGGTCCTTCGTTGGAATGTTCATCTGCGCGCCGAGCGTGCCGATCTTCGCTAGATCGGCAAATGGGGTCACAACCTTCTGCGTAGACAAATCCGTGTACGCGCGACGCAACTCAGTCAAATCCTGTGTCGTGCCCTGTGCGGTGCGCTTCACGTCGGCGAACGCGCGCTCCTGGGCAATGCCAGCCTGCGTAGCAGCCGACACCAGTGTGCCAAGGCCAGCCGTAATTGTCCCGTAATACACCGCCGTGTCGCGGGCAGCATAGCGCACGTTCTCAATCGCCTGCTCATTCGCACGCAACTGCGCCTTCGCCTGAGACGCATTGATACGCATCATCTGGCGCTCGCCCGCGCCCTGCTCCTTAATCATGGCACGCTGCGTACGACCAGCCTCAGCCTCACGAGCAGCAGCAATGCGAGCGGACGCAGCCACAGCAGCAGCCTCGCGCTTCGCCTCAGCGGTTGCTGTCGTACCGGCAAGCTTCAGCTCAGCCTGCTGCAACGCTGTCGTAGCCTGAATCTCGGCAAGACGAGCAGCCTCACCGCCTTTCGCCTTCACCAAGTTACGCTCGTCTCGGCCCTTCTGCTTCTGCAACGGGAGTGCATTATCCTCATGCTTCACTGCTGCCTGAGCGCGCAACTTCTCAGCCTGCGCCTCGGTCTTACGGGCCTGCGACTGGTTCAACGCCGCCTGGGCCTTCTTCGCCTTATTCTCGGCCTCGGCCATGGCATTTGATGCCGAGGCCACCTCGCGCATAGCCGAGGCAGTATCCTTCAGCTTAGCGATGTGATCCTTGCTCAGGTTGTTCATCGTGCGAGTCTCACGGATGAACTGTCGATATGCCGAAACAGCCTTATCGACACCACCCGAGAGATCGGCCTTACTAACGTCCCCGGCAGCCTTATTCAGCGCACCAAGCGCATCAGCCACAGATCGCAGCGCTGTCGCTGATTCCTTCAGGTTCTTGACCTTCGAGCTGTCGAGCTGCAAAGAATCGAGGACCGTACCACCACGGCCAGATGGGGACTTCAGTGTGGCGACAGCACTCTGTAGCGAGCCAATCTGCTTTTCCAGAGCACCAATGCTCTGCGCCGCCTTATCTGCACCCGAGGCATTAACGTCAATGTCAATCTTGATCGACTCGTCTGCCATTCTTACTCCTAAGAAAAGTCCCTGATACCACCTCAATGATACCAGGGACTCTTCCTACCTAACTTGTTCAAGCGCTTCAATGGGTGTCGGCAACGGCTCTTTCGTACCATCCGAATACTCGACAGTATCCAGAACAGTAAATGAGCTTTCACCTGGTTTCGGATGCTTATGCTCACGATACCTATCAAGCTCAGCACATGAATAGCATGTCGATGTTTCAACATGGAACTCAATCGCGCTATGGTCACTGCGGCCATACCAAAGCGGTGTACCACACTTGTTACACAGACTATCAAGATAGTACTGATACCCCGCACACAAGGCCAGATCAAGCGGCATGTATTCAGTTTGATCCATTGGCTCCGAGTCCATCTCGTCACCAATCCATGCAGGCACTGACCGAGCAAACATGCCAGGAGCACCGATAAACAACGTCGGAGGCTTACCCTCAGCCCTCGCCGTTTTCAACAAGAGAATCATCCACTGGTTCTCCGGTCGGCTCAGTTCCGTCCCCACGAAACGTGGGGTCACTAATTGCTTCCGATACGACAGCGCCGAGCTGCTGTGCATCGTTCCACGTACCGCAGATTTCCTGCCACAGGAACTCGGGCAGGTGGCCACGCAGCTCTGCTGCCTCGTCTTCTGTCAGGCCATTCTTTGATTCACCTGTGGAGTTGTCGATGATCTCGACACAGGAGCGAGAAATGATATACTCCATCAAACGATCTTCACGCTCAACGGCAATAACCGCCCGCTCATCCTCGTTCTTGTTCTTCGTACTGAAGAACTTGTCCTCCCACACGCGGCGCTTCAGAACATTGAGTTCCTTATTGGAAAGCGCACGCAGACGAAGAGTGACCGTCTCCTTGCGAAGAGCCTCAAGCTCCTCCTGAAGCTCGACACCAGGTGCCGTGTCCGTAATCGAACGAGACGCCGGGGCCTCGACCAGTTGCGCGGTCTTAGCAATCTCGACCAGTTGGGCGAAACGCTCCGCGTTTTCAGTGTTCAGCGGAACGTCGATAGACTTGACCGTAGGCTTGATGGACGAGATAATCTTAGACAGTTCGAAAGCCATGTCTACTCCAATCAGATCTGAGAATACCCCCGCACCTCGGAGGTACAGGGGTATTCTAGCAGAGAAGATCAGGCAGTGACAGCCTTATTCAACTGCATAAAGCCCTGGGGCAGGAAGGGCACCTCAAACTGGATCGGCTTGTCCCCGTCACCGAGGACATCCTTTGGGTTGTCGGGGACGACCTTGAAGGCCGACAGCTCTTGACCGGCCTCGACAGGGGTACCCTGTCGGAAGCCGATGCGCTGGACCAAGTACCCTTCCTTCAGGCCGTCCAGCGTCCCACGCTTGAACAACTGGAACGCCTTGTCATAGACGCTGGTGTTACCAGCGGCCTTTTGACCCTTGGCGATCTCCTCACGGAAGAAGGTGAGGGACGCTTCGTAGTTTGCGATAGTTGGGGTCTTCGCGTTACCACTATCGCAAATTGAACGAGAATCGTCAGTATCACTGTCCGTCGCGCCGAGCGTCATGCCCGCCGCAATAGCACAAGAGATATCGACAGCCTTCGACGTGGCACCCGTGTAGGTAGCCGCCTTAAACAAGTCATCAGTATTCGTGATACCATCAGCCGCAACCCACCAAATGGTGGTGTTCGGAGACAACATCTTTGCCATAATCAGTCCTCCTGAGTTGTATTGTCGTCTTCAATGGTATCATCTGCACCACAGCAAGACGGCTGGGTTAGTGGTGTCTTGTCATCGACAAGCTCATACATGTCGGGCAGAACAGAAAGCTCTGCCTCAGACTTCTCGCACACGATATTGGTGTACACATTACGCACACGCATATTAGTCTCCTCTATCTAGGTTGACGTAAAAACTCATACTGTGCTGATAAACAGCCGGACGCAAAGTCGAATCGAAATCCTTAGACGTACCGACAGATGCAGCAATATTGATACCATTCGACCCATCGATCAACACAGTACCAATAAGCTTTTCCTTCACAACCGACACCAGCCGGTTAAGAAGCCTCTTATCCTCGCCATACACATCAATGTGGAATGGGTGCTCATAGACATCCAGGGTGTGCCCGGCAACCGACTTGTAACCTCGTAGCTGTCGATTGATCTCAGCGCCACCGTGGTACACAATGTACAGTGGTGCATCTACCTTACGAGCAAAAGAATCGAAAACCTCAATACCCTTGATGGTACGCAAAAGGGCCAGGCAAGACTCGTCAAACTCTAGGGTCCGGTCTTTCACTTCAGCCTCCCATAAAACTCTTCACGGAACACAGCCGTAATGCGAGGCAGGTACTTTGCAGGGATAATGCCCTTCGTATCCTTGCTGCCTCGTGCCTTCCCGCGCAAGCCAGAGCGCAGATAGCCAGAAGTTCGATTACCGTACGTGCCGTTCTCCTGCCAGGAGTAGTAGGGCTTTTCGCGCTCCCACTTATGCCAGCCGATCTCGACAACCTTGCCGCCCTTAGAAGCATCAACACTGAACGTGTCGCGCATATAGCCCGTATCGACACGACGCGGGTCAGTGCCAATCAATTGACGCCCATACTCAGTAGAGGCAGCAGCTGCAGCCTTAGCAGCAGCATCGACTTTCTTCCAAGCGGCGTCGATGATTTTCTTTTTTGTTTTAGCTGCAACACCATAACGGTCGGAATCAACCGTTACCTTAATGCCTGTAACTCGACCGTCGTACCGTACTGTCTTCTTAGTGCGTGCCATGAGCAGTGTCCCCCGTCTCGATATCACAAAGCAGTGTTACCTGCCAGTTTAGCGTATCAATTTGAGCATTACGCACAACGAGCTTCAAGCCCACAATCCTTGTGTCAGTTGGCATTTCGTCTACTTGGAGACGCATACCCTCAGCAAACGACACACGTACAGAAGGCTCACCCCACAAGTCCTGCGACACAAGCTCGTTCTTGTCGAGATGCAAAAGCTGCACACGATAAGCGTGAACACCTGTCACTTCACCGGCCCACTCACGATTGCGAGCACGCCAGTCCACATTAGGTGTAATATTCGCCCATCCCTTCCACACTGGATGGTTGTCCTTAGCCGACAGACCGTTGTCAGCCGTCCAATCATACGACATCGTGTCGGGTGTTTCGTAGATACTCACCTTCGTATTAGTCAACAGTTGAAGCGGGTAATAAGAGGCGTGGATGAACAAGGGGTGGATATTAGGATTGATCGACAGTGCCACTAGAAGTTCACCGCCCAATCCACAGGCTCAAACGTTGGCTGCACAACATCAAAGCAGAGGTTGTTTTCCTCGTCTTCCTTCGCCTGAGCGCGCAACTGCCTAGCACGGGCGACAATAGCCGACAGCAGCTTAGCGCCGTCCGTCTGCTTGTCGTCAGTCTTCAAGACAAGCAACTGCAAAGCCTTATCCATGCCGATAGCATCACACGCATCAGCAGCAGCCAGCTTTACGTTACCACCATTAACGGCGAGCAAAGCCTCGATCTCTTCATCCGCGAAAAGATAACGTGGCTCGTTCCTCAAATCGCGCAAGTCTTCCAACTTACGCAAATCAGGAATAAGTACACGCACCTGTCCAACAGGTGAAGAAAAATCAATCTCGCTCATAAAACCAAGTATAGCAAGACCCCCGTGACAAAGGGCCACAGGGGTCTTGCTTAATCAGCTAACTGATCAGAGGTGATCAGTTTTGACCACCGGCAGAGAGGACAACGCCGTCAAGATACAACAGGCCAGCACCAGCAATCTGACGCACACGAATCTCGACATCATCATTGTCAAAGCTACCTTCACGGTAATCAACAGAGCCGCCACCAAGCATCGTACCAGTCGCATTGTGAGCGCGAAGCTCCGGGGTCTCACGACCACGCATGGAGGTCTTGGCAATCGTGGTCTTATCGCCAGCCTTACCACCCTTGGGGACAAGCGCCCAAGCGTCGTCACCAACAATGGCACCAATGAGATCAGATTCGACAACCTCAATGTTAGTCAGCGTATTAGTGCTGATCGTGGTCGTCTTGCCGTTGGTCGTGCGAATCTCACGGATAGCAAGAATCTCACGCGCAAGCTGAGCCTGAGCAGGCGAGCAAACCAGAGCGAAACCACCTGGAATGGTAACAGTGCGACCAGACTCAGACTTGGTGTTAAGAGCCTGCCAACGAGCAGCAGTGATAGCGCCGTAGGAAATACGAGCATCCTTGCCGTTCGCACCGGGAATGGCCTCGCCCTTGAACTCGGCGGGGACCTTCGACAGGTCAAGCTGACGACCCAGATTGGTCTTGATGTTCTTGGTACGAGGGTCGAACAAGGTCATAAGGACCAGGAGGTCTTCAGTGCGAGCCGCGAGACGGCCCGCGTCAGTCGGCAGCTTCTCAATCGTGTTCCAATCGTCGTTGACGATTGCCTCGAAGCTGAACTGAAGGCGCGCACCATGCTTGCCAACCTCAACGAAACGACCATCGCCGGTGTACGTCAGAGTCGGGTAAGGGGTCAGCTCAGGAATCGCGGGCAGCGTGTCCTGGATAGGCGAGAAGCCCCCGTTGTCGATAGGCATCGACGCAATGTCCGAGTTCAGCGACAGGTAAGCAGTAGAACGGAAGTCGTTGAGAAGAACCTTCTCAGCGATCTTCGGCCAAATCGAGTCGTAAGACTCGTAAGCGTTAACAAACTGCACATTAGCAGCATTAACGAACATCGTAGGAGCAAGGCTGTCAGTGGTGACAGCCTCCTTCAGCTTAGCCTGAGCGATCTTATCGCCAGCAAACGAGCCTTCCAGCAACTCGTTGAACTCAAGCTGCTTTTCCTCAAAAGTAGTCATTAGTTAAACCTTTCAGCCCAGGAGACGAGTGTCGAGAACAACCTGGTAAATGCCATCCTTAACGGCAGCATTGTATGGTTCCTTCACCCAACCGAGCACAACGTCCGCGCCAGCCTTAGTGAAGGTAATGGTGGGCTTGGCACCAGCCGTCGCAGCCTTCAGGTACACGAGCGTGCCAGGCTTGAACGGCGTCGGAGCAGTGCCGTCAACCTTGAGCGCGAACACGCCACCCTTCACGCGAACCGAGGCGTGCTTGGCGCGGTTCAGACCATACGTCGGCTTAGTCAAAGCTTCAGCAGCAGTCGCGTAATCCGTCTTCTCTTCAGCTGGGGCGACATCCGACACCAGGATGCCAGCAATACCAGCCTCCTTGTTGACGACAACCGCGTCACCGGCCTTCAGGTGCTTCTGCGCGTCGTCAATCTCAAGCGACAAAGTGTCGCTGTACTCAAAAATCTGGTTATCCTTGTTACCCGTCAGAGGGAACTTCTTGATACCCGCCATTAAGATCACTTCCAACCAATCTTAGCGTAGGACTCCTTCAAGGAAACCCCAGCAGACTCATCAACAACGGGGGTGGCAGTCGCAGCGACAGCCTCCTTGAGATAAGCACGCTCAGCCTCAAGAGCGGACTCAACATCCACACCCTTCTTCACAGCTTCACGAACACGCACGACAGCCGCCTCTGGCAGACCAGACTCAGCAATCTTCTTTCCCGCATCAATAGCGGCATCGACATCGACAGATGCCTCTTCGACCTTCTCTTCCTCCTTGGACTCCTGAATAGAAGTCACAACGGAATCGAGCTTAGAACCAAGTGCCTCAATAAGAGTAGCAAACTTAGTTTCAAGGTCGCTGAACTTGGACTCGATCTCCTTGTCCACGCCCGCCTCCTTAGTAATAGAGTTGTTTCGATTTGATTCTAGCAGATCAATAACTGCGCCACCCGCACCGGGAGTGGTAACGAAGTCAACTGAGCGAACACCAGCAAAAACAGGAACAACACCCGTTTCTGCAATTGGCTCATTGCACCAGGCGTTAATGGAAACACCAATGTGCTCCCATTTATCACGGATAATTTCATTCACACCCGAGAATACTTTACAGATGGTGTAGAGTGCGCCGTCTTCCCCTACTGTCGCGTCCTCAAGAAAGACACCAGCGTAGTCACGAATAGAACGCTCGGGGCGCTCCCATTCCTCAGACTCGGTTGGGTGGTCGATGAACATTTCAGTTCCCGCCTTAAACAAAGGCGCAGACTCAGCCAGGTTCTCAGCAGTGTAGATACCACTCGAACCCTGGCCGGGCACGATAATGCGGATGCGGTACTTACCCTCACCAAGAGACTCAGTACCGACAGCCGCCGTTGACTCATGCAGCTTAAGCATCTGTCCCCTTACTCCTATTATCATTTGTCCCATCAGACAGGGGGCCGACACCTGTCGCACGCCCGTCCTTGGTCTCGTCGTCGCTCTTTGTCGATGTCGAGTCTTCCTTGCCCTCATCTTCAGAAGGCAACTCAGGCAAATCCTCCAACGGCAAGGACCCAGCAATCTTCAACAACTGCAACACACCCGAACGCATCTCAATCTGATGCAGGGCACCATTCTGATACGCAAGCGTCAAAGACTGAATACGACGGTGTGTCTGGTCATTGTTAATTGACCCGTATTCAATCGACACCTTGATGCCGAGAGCCGCAGCAATCTCATTCAGCATGTCGATGTGCAGTTGGCGTCGCAGTTCCAACGCCTTAAACGTCGGGTCTTCCAGCGCAGTCTCAGCGCCCTGTCGTCCACCAGCAGAGCCGTCCGTCAGCAACACCGACAGGGGGATGTCGAGAGCAGCCGACACCATAGCCGCAAGAGGCGTACCAGCCGAGAAGTCAATCCCGGCCCCAGCCTTGTTAATCGCCTGGATGTCTTGACCAGCGCCAATGTTCGCTGTGCCACCGACACCAGGACCAGCCATATGCTGCTGAATGGCCTGTTGCTGTCGAGAGTTGACACTCGTCGCCTTAAAGGCCAGCTTTGCCAGGGACTTCTCCATAAGGTGCGCAACCTCAAGATGTTCCTTGTACTTCTGCGCATACGACATAGCACTCATGAGATCAGGCTTACCATATTGCTCAGCGGCAAGGCGGTTCACTGTCGCGTACACAGCAGTCAAGCGCCGATTCACCTTGTAGTTAGACTTAGTGATCTTCACACCCACTCGGTCCCACAGCATGTACCACTGAGGCTCACCACTCACGACAGGATTAATCAGGAGTGCAACGACATCCCCAGTTGCATCATCAGTCGCCACACCACCAAGGCGCATGAGCGGAACAGGCGTAACAGTCTTCGTCGCCTTGTCGATCAAGTAAATGACGCAACCATCCGTGTTGAACGACTGCTCATCTCGAACACGGGCCTGGACACTAAAGCACGCCTTCGCGTTCTCATCGATCACCTTACGGGCCGGTCGCGTCTCGCCCTTATACACGACAGGATCGGCCCACATATAGGCGTTACGGACAATCAAGCCGCGCTTCACAATAGGGTTAAGTGTAGCCAAACGACGTGCGCGCGCAGAGTGATCCCGGATCACATCAAGGGTAATGAGGGAATCAGGACCCTCGACAGCAGACAAAGGCAACCAGCCAATGTCTTCGCGCTTGAGACGCGCTAGGGTGTCGGAAAAGGCCCCCATAGCCTCTCTAAACGTCTGCTCATACTTCATGCTAATTATCCTATCATGCTAGAAATACAGACAACTCTTCCTCGAACATAAAGTCAAGGAGGTCATCTTCTTCTAGCAGATCATCAGGCGAGTAGTACTGGCCTTCTGCATCACCAGCCATAATTGCCCCAATATTCTGGTATGCATAAATGACAGCATCGAGAACATCAGGCGACTTGATGCCACGCTTACGCATGTTTTCCTTCGATTCGATAAGCATTGCCGACCCGCGATACTCATACTTAATCGAAGCGATTTCGTTGTGGAGTTCATCGTCATCCGGCAGGAAGACTCGACCATCAGCGACAGCTTTAGCGAACTGATCGTACATAGCAGCGCGGTAGTTGTACCACCTCGTGCTATCACCGGACTTCGCGTTGCCATGAATACCAACAACAGAAATGGTTGCAGGCACGAAATTGTAGATGCTATCCAGCACAGACGCACCGACACCAATAGCGTCAATACGAATCTCGACAGCCCCCAGCTCCGTGGCCAGCTCACCCACCTTACGAGCAAGCTCAGGGCCATTCAAGCCCTGGTAACGGCCATGAATCTTGATGTAGCCACCCTGATTCGACACAATCACCGAGCTGTCGGAACCATAACGGGCCACATCGACACCAATCGTGATCGGCATACCTTCGTCTGGCTCGGAGGTGTCATAGGCTTCCATCGACTGCATGACACGGCCCATGTTGAACAGGCCATCATCCGACACATCAGGGAACTCGCCAAGGACACGCGCGACGAAACGAGGGTCATCCTCGCCCCATTCCTTCTTACGTGCCTCAACCCAGTCAACCTGCACGAGACGCGTAGCGACTTCGACGGGTACGACTTCACCTGTAAAGTTCGGCGTGTCATACGCGCCGAATTGGATGATGTTCCATGAGCGTTCCTCTGGCTTCAGGCGCATCTCTCGCTTGTAGACCTCGGCCATGTAGCATGAGGGGTCATTCGGATTAGCAATGGCCAGGATGCGTGCAAACTTGTTGGTGGTGATGGCGTCGGCTGCGGTGAAGATTTCCTTGGAGATGCCTCCGGCCTCGTCCATGATCACGAGGACGTATTGGTCGTGGACACCTTGGAAGCCGGACTCGTCCTTATCGTCTGGCTTCATACCAAAGGCGATAGGGTCTTGTCGGTCGCCCATCTTCCATGTTGCATCGGCGTTAACCTTGCCGGGGATACCAGCGACAGCCTTGACACGGGGAATCTCTTTCCACAGGACGTTACGAACCTGTTTCCAGTTCGTAGCCGTGGTAACCACTGTCGTGTCATCGACAGGGTGTGTGTCTACCCACCAGTTGACGAGGGTGGCTGACAGCCTTGACTTCCCTGCCCCGTTGCCAGTAACCACAAGGGTTTTCTGATTATTAACAACCGACTGTGAAACTTCACGCTGCTTAGACCACATGAACAGGCCGTGGTCCTCAGCCCATTTGGCAGGGTTGTTACGCCACACTTCAAGACGCTGAGCATCAGAAAACTTCTTAGCGACAGCACCAAAAGGCAGCATTACTCACCCTCAACTTCCACAGTCGCCTCAAGCAGCGCGGCAGGCTTGTTCACAGCCTGAGAGAACCAGTCAGCCTTGTTGGTCTCTAGGGTACGCTTAGCCTTAGCAGACAGATGGGGGTACATCAGCGCCGTATACTCTTCGAGCACCTGGTTGGTGAACGACAGCATAACATTCACTTGCTTCTCTTCGATCACGCGAATCTCATGAGTCACCGTCTGTCGCTTCAGATTGGCAACCTCGGAGATTTCACGCAAGACAGCAAGGACAGCCTGAAGGTTCTGGCCCCAGTTACCCTTTTCATCAGCAAGACCAAACCTCTCGATCTGGCTATAGGCCATATCGACAAGCGCATCGAGGCGATCAAGCTGCTTGATACGCTGGTTGCGAGGCGACAGCTCCTGTCGGCTGTCGTAGTATGACTGCTCAATAATGAACAGTTCTTCAGACGTGAAGCCTGTCGCCTTAATGATCTTGTTTCGCTCAGTGCCGCGCTTCAGCAGCGACAAGGCCATGTCACGCTTACCACGCAGCTCTGGGTCGTCACTCGTCAGCAAATTGCGCGAGCTGTTCTGCGACATCATTGAGCACATCCTTCACAGTCTTCTCAAACTTGTTGTCTAGGTACATATACGTACCTGCAATGCCAGCAGCCAAGCCAACTGCAAGACCCACCAGGAACCAAATAAACAGCATCAATCCTCCTTCGGCACCGAAGGCAGGTCCTCTACCTTCACACCAGCCTGAACAGCAGCGACACGCACAGCATAGGCATGTTCCTTCCACAGGAACGCTTGCGTGCGCAGCTCAGCTTCCAGATCGTCACGGGCCTCTTGGACTTCTCGGGCCTTCTTATAACGATCTACACACATGTTGATAATAGCCTTGATAACAAGGGTAGCGGCAGAGCACACGAGGCCCGTCAATGCCGTGTTCATACGCTAACTCCTTGTTACTCACTAACAGTTGAAAGGTATTCCTGTCTTGCCTTATTGTACTGTTCCTCAGCCTTCTCTAGCTCACTCTTCGGCAGAACCCCAGGCCGATACGAATACGGCCACACACGCAGAGCACGCCCCAGGAAGAACAATGCAATAATTACTGACAAAATAATAACATGGAGCGGCCAGCGAACATGTGCCGTGGTCAGCACAAACTCGTTAATCGACACCAACATAATGCCAACTACAGCGACAAGCGCAGCGGGGCCTTCCAACCACCAGGACCCTAACCACGCCGAGGGCGCGCCCATAATTCCAGATACGACCATTAGTACTCCCGCGAGGGTGATAACCCACGGAAGCGAACTGTAGCTCGTAATAAAGTCAAACCCGGTCACAGAGATAGCAGTGTAGATAACCACCATCACCGCCGTCACCGACCTTGGCTCTGACATAGTACTCAGTAGATTCTTCATAGCCCTTATTATAGCGAACACCCCCTACCAACAAGTAGGGGGTGTCCACACTAAAAGTCACTCAGCGTCAGGAGTGCCATAGGATGGGGCAAGATACGTGCCACCAGTATGAGACGCTGCCAAGAGCAGCGCCACAAGGCCCAGCAACTTATCAGCCACATCGAGCCACTGTGCCGACTGCTCAGGGGCCACAAACCCATAAGCGACACCAACGGCAAGCAATGCTGCAATGATGCCGTAAATCGCCTTACGACGTTCCGGCGTCAACACTGCCCACTTCGTTCGATCTGTAGTCAAGACTTCAGGAACCATGTCCAGTACCTCCTAAGTAAGTGTTACTTAGATTCTACCAGCTTCACGATTCCATTACTGTCTTGTTCAACGACGATGCGGCCATGGAGCAACTTTCCGTCCTCACCGAAAATCGAGCAAGCACCATCGAGGCGAGTCTGGCACAGTCCGACAGCCATAGCGCCGGTGTCGGTGAAGAAGTAGTCATCACCCTTGTACGACAGCCAGCCGGTACGCATAGCGCCGTTTTCCTCAAGGTAGTACCACTTGCCCTTCACCAACTGCCAGCCGGTTTGCATCTGTCCCTTGTCGTTCAACAGGAACCAATGCTCACCGTCCTTGATCCAGCCGGTCTCCATCTCACCATAACGGGTGTCGTGGACATTATGCAGGAAGTACCAGTAACCATCAATGTGCTGCCAGCCGACCTGAAGCCAGCCACGGTCATTGGCGTAGTACCACCTGTCATTAACAGGGAACCAGCCAGTCTCCCACGAGCCGTCCTCAAGGCGGTACCACCAACCACCGTCCTGCGACACCCAGCCTTCCTTGTTGAGCAGTTCAGCATCAAGATTGTCATAGTACGCCTGCGCCTTCTCGATGTACTCGCCTGAGTACTTGTCACGCAAGGAAGCCGGGCAGGCAGTCGAGTAGAAATCCGAATGGGGGAACACATTGGAGCGCCACTCAGGACGACCAAGGCCGTACGCACGACAGATAGCAGCAGTCAGATGGGCACCTGCGTCGATGGTCTCATCCCCGACATCCCATCCGCCCTCAGCACCAGAGCAGTTTGCGTGCTCGATGCCGATACTCTTCTTGTTCACACCAGGGCAGTGCCATGCTGTGTTGGAATCATGTACGAATTGGCAGATGTTGCCGTCGATGTCAACATTGTAATGGGCTGAAGTCCCATTATTAGTGAAGGCCCCATACACACCAGCATGTGTCATAGCCTTACCTGCGTTGTGGTGGATGACAACACGATCAAGGGCGAAACCACCGCGTCCCTCATCGAAGTTGTCGATCCAGAGGTTCACATCAGCAGAAAGTTCATTCCAGTTCATCGCTTAATCTCCCAAGGACCCATATACGACTGCTCAGCATTGATGACATCAGTAAGGGCTTGAATACCCTCGTCTGTCACAAACACTTGCCTATGATAACTCTTCCGCTTCCCGCCGTTGGTAACAACGGTACGCACTCCGAGAAGACCTTTAGCCTTCTCAGTGGGCATTTTAGACCCATAACCGCGCTTTAGGTACCCAGCACGACACAAGCACCGGATGACCTTGATCGGGCCGATATCGAAAGTTCGCGCGAACTCCAACAGACTTGGTTCCATCACGCACCGTCCACGTCAGTGAAGTAGTCGGCGAATGGGTTATCGCCTGGCTCTGAGAACCCCATGTCGATAGGCACTGCCTCAACATCGACAGGCCGCAGAACGTCCTTCGGCTGCCGAACAGACTTGAAGATCAGCGTCCAGTCAATAGGCATGTAGTCCCCCAACAAGATCATGTCCTTTATGGTCAACGATCCATTAACCAGCTTATTGTAGTAATAGCGTGAAGAATCAGCGCCAAGCAGTTTTCCGTCATCTGCTACTGACAGGCCCGCGTCAGTGAACTGATGTACCACAAGCTGTCGAACAGTGCCTACACGCTGCTTAACGCTATCTGGATGCTTCATTGAGGCACGAGCGGCACGAGCCTTAGCCATACGGGCGCGCGCTTCTTCGAGCTTAATAGGGTCTGTAACCTTAGTCATTCTGTGTCTCCTTCTTCAAGAGGTCCGGTCGGAAGCCGGACCAGTGTTTCTTAATGCCTTTACCTTCATGCACAACGACGACAGGTGCTTGCTGATAACCCAGTGCGCGGATAAACGCCAGCGCATCCGCATCTTCCGTTACGTCGATGCTATTGAAGGGCAGTCCAAGCGCCTTCAGCTTGCGGTACGTAGCCGTGCATTGAGGGCAGCGGGGCTTGGAGTAAACGTCAATCATTAGTTAACCTTTCCGGTTGATCCGAAACCACCCTTTCCGCGCTTCTTATCTGCTTTGATGGGTGGTTGTGAGTAGAGAGCCGAGGTGCCCTCTAGCCTGATAATAACAATCTGAGCGATACGCTCATGTTCTTCCAGCACGACAGGGGTGTCCTTGCTCATGTTGCACAGAGCAATCATGACCTCACCTTCGTATCCGGCGTCGATAACACCGACACCGTTGGCGAGGAGCAGTCCCTTCTTGCTCAGTGACGAGCGGGCAAAGACAAGGCCGACAGAGCCGTCGGGGATGTCATGCTTGTCTGGACAGTACCCTGTTGGTACGAAGACCGTCTCACCCGGGTAGATGACGACGGATGTCTTCGTAGAGAGGTCGAAACCAGCATCATTATAGTGCTGTCGTTGTGGTCGCATTGGTTCTCCTTTGTGTTATTTATCAGGGCAAGATAGAGAGCCAGCACTAACCAGCACTGGCCCTCTACTTATGTGTCAGCGAGTCGTACCGTATCGGCCAACGAACCAGGCCACGGCCACAGTAGCTGCACCGAACAGCAGTGACAGAATCCCGATCACAGCAGCCTCAGAGGCAGCACCAGTCTTGGCCAGCTTGGCTTTCGGGGCCTCAATCGTTGGCGCAGGCTTCGGGGCCGGGGTCGTTGCGGACTCAGACGGCACAGGGATGTACTCGATCTTGCAGGGCACATGGTCCTTGTCTCGGTCAGGGTGGATCGTGCAAGGTGTCTGGGTCGGCGTGGGCGTCGGCTCATCCGAAGGCGTAGACGGCTCAGTAGAAGGGTTCGGTGCAGTAGTCGGGGTCGGCTTCATAGAGCCGTCACCATCAGTGCCACCATTAGAGCGGATGGTCGCCGTAGCTTCCAGCTTGAGACCGTTCACCTCAGCATGGTTGGTAACCGAGGTCTGCCCCTCTGGCACCTTCATCTGCTCGGGCGGGTACGTGGCGCAAGTCTTAGACCCTTCAGGCGCGGTGAACTTAATCGTGTTCACATCCACTTGAGTGGCCGTGACGATCTCAGTCGTGGCCGGGTCCCAGGTTGGACCCTTAGCACACTTCACGTACGTGCTCAGTCGAGTGTCGAAGTCCTTAACGGTGTACTCGACACCGCCCTCAGCAATAAACTTGATGCCCCATCCAACGGTACCGTTGGAATTGACCCAACCAAACTTAATGTTGGAAGGCTCCGCATACTCAAAGTGGGCCGGACCATTACAGTCCTTAGTGCAAGCACCAGTTCCTTCAGCGTCGCCCCAGATGAGCTTCCTCGTCACCTCACCATTGAGGGTAATCGTGCCCTCGTTAGTGCCGACAGCAGCATCCTGAAGCCTGGCTCGCGCCCACCACGTACCGCTAACATTCGTCTTGTCGGCGTAGGTTGCGGGGACCTCAGTCACCTTACAGGTCAGCGTCGCCTGATCGGCGTTGCACTCACCAACGACAGACCCGTCGTTCAAGGCAAAGGGAAATGATGCGTTCCAAGTGAAGGGTGCCCCACCTTCCGCAGGAACAGTCGAAACCGTGAACTGCTGGCCGACAGCTAGTCGCTCGGTGGTCCAGGTCCCGGCCACATTGACCTCGCTAGAGGTCTGTCGAGACGCGGACGTTGCCTTGGTGACCTCGGCCTTGATCTCAGGGGTGGTGTCGGCAGCGTAGGCCGCTGCCGGGGCAATCATCAGTAGTGCGACACCGGCTGTCGCAAGAAACTTCTTCATTGTGTTAATGGTCCTTTCGTAGTTATCCGGGCTGACAACATTTAGTGTATCTGACAGACTGAACAACTTACAAGGTATAACAGCGTGACTTTACTCACAGCATGATGAATACTAGGGCCACTTCTTCGCGCACCCAGTCATTCGGCCTAGGTGCAGGTGCAGGTGCCGGTTCAGGAGTGGGAGTCGGCGGCTCAGGTTGGGGCTGTGGTG